GTCCCGATATTTGTGTAGTAAGCGGGTCGCCCGACTGCTGAACTTGTCGCCTTCAACTGATTTAAAGCCTCGCCTGTCACATACTCGAGCGCAGTAACCGGGTTAGTTTTAACGATCAATTGTTGAGACTGCATCCAATCCGCTGGCGTTGCCGAATACTCTGAATCTATAGTTGCATCCGATCTTGTAATCATTTTTCGATGGCGAAGCGTTCGCGTGAACTCAGCCTCTGCCAGGGAAATAAAATCAGGAATCTGCGCCGTTAGATCAGAGCGATTAAGCCAATCCGCTATGCTGGTTTGCAGTTCTGCATAAGTGGAGAGCGCCATTAAATCGTTCCGCCTCGCGTCCTAAATAATTTGTTGTCACCATCATTGAGCCAACGTTTGAATCGCTGCTCGTCATCGATGATGCCTTGTTTTTTGAGGTCGTAATAAATACTCAATGGAATCGACGCAACCTTAGAAAATTCCCCCCACTTGTCTCTCCGATCGACTGCGTTAGCCGATCGCTTGTTAACCTCGATGATCTTTGAGACATCTTGGCTAGTCGAGATGACGAAATGGTCGTCTGCGAGGGTTTCACCGGCTTCATAAACGAAGTCAGTTTTTATCCCAGACATCGGGTCGTAACTAAGATTGCGTTTCATCTTTTACCTTTTACCTCTTTTTACGCAACGGTCAGGTCGCGAACGACACCAAGTCCAGCTTCGTTGTCCACCTGCAGGCCTACCTCCATCAAAAGTAACCACTTGGAAGCGTCTCCGGTCTTGGCTAGCTCTTGCGTATTCATCGGACGCAAAGTTGCCATCTGGCACATGTCAGGATCGAGTATGTAAGCGTCCCGGTCTCGGCTGAACCGATTAGGAACGATACTTAAAGATCCAAAGTCACTGCAATTATCTTCAAGATAAGACGCTAACTTATCCCCGCTATTTCTAGCTGCTGCATGTCGCCATGCAGATGAGACTATATCTTCATCCGTTCTGGATGGGTGGCGCTTCGAGCCGCTTGGCTCTACTCCCCGGAGGGATAGTCGTTGCACCTTCTCGCTTTCGCGAGCTTGGCTCAGTATTGTCTGTCGAGAGATGTTCACTGAGTTCACCACCTTATTGCCCGCGCATTCCTACGCGGCTACGCCAGTTGTATTAACGTAAACATCGGCGGCGCCGACTATCGTAGTTGGGCCGTCTGGCGCGTTATAACGCTGCTCCGCTATACCAGCAAACCCGCTCACTTTCACTTTATTGAAAGGGTTAACCATCAAGAACTTAGGCGATCCACCTGACTCAAATACGCTCTGTATCACTGGCTTCAATAAAATTTCTGTGAATACGCGAGCGGTGCCATTGACAGGTCCCGCGTTCGGGATTCCTCCAGACAAGGTTGGGTCTGCGCCGGCACCAGCACCATTACTGGTATTCGTCGTTAACCAACTTGTCAGAGGGGCAGTTTTTCTTGCTGTTGAAGTAGAACCAGCAGCGGCTGCATGGTGCAAACCGCAGAGGTTGTACTCTAAATCTCGCTTCAAGCTTGCGCCCGATTGCGCGATATTATATGCAACGCTACTGCGCCGGCCAGCTAAATCGAGCGCCCCAGCTAAGTTGTCAGCAATAATAAAGTCACGCCTGAGGATTTGCGAATAATTCCCCAGTCGAACTGTTGGGACCACGGCTGTAAACGAGGCCAAATCATCACCATCAATATGATGGTTTGCAGCGGCTGCTGCTAAAGAATCCACTCTTGTTACCGCGACATCATTTAAATGTCGCTTCTGTAAGTTGTCCCTTACAGGTCGGACTATATCATCACCCTTCGATACTAACCTGAAGGGGCTGGGAGCTCGTGAGCGGGTTATTCTTTCGTCACCGCCTAGTCTCTGAACCGGCTCTGCCCCTTGGCGCTTCGCGCCTCCATGCAGAGATTGGCTGCTGATTGTCCTTCGCAAAGCGTTAGGATTTTCCAGCAATTCACCCAGTTTTCTATATGCTGTTGCCAACATTCAGACCTATCCTTTAAGTCTGCCACTCAAAAAGAGTGTTAGTGATTTTCCTTCTCTTAGTCATGTTACTAACGAAGGGGGTCTCTTCGGGACTTATTTGGAAGATGGTGTTAGAGAGGTCTTCTCTAATTCCTACTGCAGAATAACGAGTAAACGTATTGGCAATAATTGTCATGAAATAATTTTCCTATAAAAATGATTCAAGTAGGTTGGCCGCATCCTGGACCTTCCCGTTGTTTTTTAATTGTTGACGTTTGCGCTTTTGCTGTTTCGATGAGGGCTTCGGTGTGCTTCCGCTTGAACCGGCCCTAATGGATTTTGAACGCCTGTTTTTGGTCGCTTTTTTTACGCGGCTCTTGCCCTGGTCATATAGCATGGCTTTGCGTAAAACAGAGATGTGGTTAGCTTTCACCAGGGCAGATAATTCATCTTCGGCAACTCCCTGGTCCGTCAAATAAGTACGGAGCTCTTCACTTTCTTTTGCTGCCACTTTCGTGTCCCGCCATTCTGGGATCATCTCCGGTAGCCGACCGATCTCGGACTGCAACATTCGCTGGTTATCTTCCGCCTGGAATTTACTCTGCTCTTGAGCCACCCGCTCTTGCTCGGTAAATATCGCTTGCATCTTTTGTTGTTTAGCTGACTGCCGCTTGGTCCATTCTCGTTCTTGCCTAGTGGCTTCGATTGGATCTTCGTCGTAGAGCCGATCGAAGTCGGGGGCTGGTTCATCGTTCGATTGCAATTGCACCTGCAGTGCTCTCAGCAATTGAGAGTACTGCTGTCTTTCCTGAGTCACTGCGCCTCGATCGCCGTCGAACGACTTGCGTTCTTCAGCTAAGGCTTGTGACTTCTTTGTATAATCTGCCTGACGCGAATAACCGTTACGAAGTTCATCTAAACTAACTGAAACTTGTTCACCGTCAACTTTGACTGTGAAGGTTTCTGCTTGCGGAGATTCTTCCTCGTCCTGATCGTATTCATCATCATCCAGTTCGGCTTCTTGATCCTCTGACTCGAAATCCTCTTCGGACTCTTCGACTTCAGTTTCATCCGCCTCGCCGCCAGTTTCTTCATCTGGCGACTCGTCAACAATATTTTCATCGAGTTCAGCTTGCTCCTCGGGAGTGCCGTCCAACATGTCAATTATCGTATTCTGTGCATCGTCGAGAGGGGTTCCTACTGCATAGCCCTCACCGCCGTATACTGTTTGCGTTTGTTCACTCATTTTTATTTAGCTCCTATGCTTCTGTATAGCGATCGAGTCTGCTGCTGCTTGCATAGCAGTTAACAGGTCTTCCATCGCCGCAAGTTTTGCGTGGATTCTTTCGCGCTTGTCGAGCTCTCGCTCTCGCACCCATTCTTCAAAAAACGAATGTTTGACGCTGGTGACGAGCAATTGAAAGTCTTCGTCATCAAACATCTGTTGAATTTTTTGTTCTTCAGGGTTGGGCATTTGGTTGTCCTGGTCCCTGCGCTAACGATCTAACCATTTCGCGGTCACGCTCTGCGTTAGCTTTAATTTGAGCGACATTAATTTGGGCGCCGTATCGCGCCTCAAGCTCTGCCGCTTTTAAGACGACATCTGCCTCGTTCTTGTCGCGAAGTCTGTCGTCGTCCCGAATCATCTTCTCGCGCTCTAGCTGAAGCTCCGCCGATTTCTTGTCGATGTTGGCTTGAATCTCTGCCATCTGGACCTGAATGAGTTGCTCCTGAATGTCAGGCGGTGGCGGCTCCTGGGGCGGCGGCTGATAATCTGCCGGGCTCGTAAAATATTTACCTGTGCCAGCGTCCTTCAAGCCACCGGCTTCCATGATTGCCTGGAGGCTGTTGTACATATTCTGAACGCTAACGATGGGGTTATCTGGCCCAAACTGCGTTAAGAGCTTCTCTTGAATCTGGTTGATGCCCTGGAGCATCTGCATTCGTTCGCGCTGACCGCCCGAACCAAGCTGGACATTGCTCGTTACGTCCATTTTTGGGTCCCAGGATTCTGGGTTCATTGGCACGAACTGATTCGTCAGGCGAACGATTCTTGTTTCGTCCTGAAATTTTGTAATCAGTTGCAGGATGCCAGAATAGAGTCTGGTCATGCCGTTTTCAGCGAACAGCCTGGCAATGAGTTCTGTTCGTTGCTGCGCTGCCTCGATGGTTTGGTTGACGGCTTGCTGAGTGCTGGATTGCAATTGGTCAGGGCTCAAGCCGCTGGCAGCTTTAGAGATCCCGGTGCGGTTCTCACGCATCTCATCGAGATACTCCATCATGCCAAAGGCATCGGCGCCAACATAAGGGAGGTTAAAAGGGACCACTGCCCCAGGTTGCCGCATCCGAATGATGTTACCCGGCTCACTATTCATCAAGTCTTCCAGGCTTGCCTGGCCTTCAACAAAGGCGATCCGCGGATGCGTGGACATTGCTAACGAGTCAAGCGAGGCGCGTAAGACGGCTGACTTGATGCGCTGAATATCCATCGTCAGGTCTGCAATCGATCCGCCGAAAAAGCTATGGGGCTCTGGATCGCAACAGAACATCGCAAACGGGATTTGGTCTGCCGGCTCGTTCCTAACGATTTCATACTGGCTGCCGACTGTGCAAATCATGCGAAGTTCAGAGACGCCGTCACCGTCAACGTCCACCCGCATATAGGCTTCGACGTAAAGGACGCGCTGGCGAGAAGGGTCTTCGTCGAAGTTCGTGTTCATGTCGAAGAAACCCCGCTGTTCTGCTTCTTCGTTGGTGAACGAGAAATCGTCCTGGTCAGTGACAAAGTTCACCATCTCGTCGAACTCATAGCCCATCGACACAAGTTCACTAACCGTGATGTAACGACGATGCGCGACGAGATCAGCATCAGCGAAGTCTCTGGCCGATCGGTTAACCAACAACTCTTCCGGCGGAACGCTCTCAACTTTGACGCGACCGATTGTCTCTCGCGTGGTTACGGTCACTGATGAGAGCGGCAATCCGCCCGGCCCAACGATCGTGTTGAGGCTCGTAATTTCTGCGCCTGGATCAGCCGACAATGCAGCCAGGCTTTGCTCGTCCAGGTTATCGAGCTCCTGAGTTTGTACGCTCTCAGTTTCGCGCCAGACATACTTCAAGAATCCAGCGCCCTTTAGCAGAGCGTCTTTGAATGCGCTGTAGAGGATCGTGACATATGCCTGGTCCTGGTCGCTGTTCAAAATAAAATTAACGTAGTCGGTTGCCTGCTTTGCGGCGCCAATATCTTCCGGCATCCTGGGGGCGTATTCGACTACCTGATCGCTGCCGCAGAAAATCCGCATGAGGCTGGGCAAAAACGCCTGGATAGTATCTCTTACGTCCATTGTCTGAGCCGTGGAGCGTCCTTCCTGCTCGTTGCCGAGCGGAGCTCCTTCGTAGTAGTCCGCTGCCTGAGCTCGCCTGGGCGATAGCGTCGAGTCAACGAAATCGACAGCGTCCTCGATGGTTAGAGTGACCGTCGATTGAAGCTCATCAGAGTTCATTTCAGCGTCATCGTCGCTATCGATCTCTTCGACCTCGAGCTCCTGCTCTTCGATCGTTTCTTCCTCGAAGAGCTCGTCGTCATCTGCGTAGTTCAGTTCGCTCATAAGAAGCTATCCAGTAAAGCGTTGCCCACGATCCGACCGCGCTCTGGCAATTGGTTATAGGCATTCGGTATTGTTTGGAGGATTCGGCTGTTTTTTGCAGCATTAAAAATACGACTTCGTTCTGCTTGCTCTTTCAGATACTGAAGCAAGCCGCCCATTGTCTGTTGGGCGTTCTGCGTATATTGCTGCCCCAGGTCGGTTCTTAGTTGATAGTCGTTCTGGGCAAGTCTCGCGTCCCGGTCAGCCTTTAGCTGCTCGTTAGACCGATCGCTAGTCAGAGCTTGAATGATCGTGTTGGGCGCGTTTGAAATCGGCGCTATAGCGCCTTGAGCGGCGTTAGCGAGGAAGTCTAAGGCTCCTTTGCCTTGATCTAGCAGGGTTGGATCTGGAGAAGGCGCGTTGCCAAGAATGCCTGGCATTGGTTCGCTAGAGTAAGGGACAGGTTCGTTGGGATTGGTAGGCGGGACGCGAACGCCCATTCCGCCTTGTGCAATTACTTGAGGGCTTGAAGAGGTTAAGAGTGAGCCAAGAGCTACTCCACCAACTAATCTTGGGTCAATTGATCCTGTTTGAGTTGGGCCAACTGACGCTCCACCCGGCAAATCTTGAACTCCAGGCTTCCCTGCAAACTCCTGGAAACGCTCTCTTGCGGGTTTGAAGCCATAAAATCGTTGGCGCTCTTCTTCAAGATCGACACCATCGTTCGATAATTGTTCAAGGTATTTTTCAGACGCTCCTCTGGACTTGACGTTGACATCAAAGTATGAAGGCGTTGCGTTTGAAATCTGCGGGAATTCAGATCGGAGGGTTTGGCCGATTCGTTCGTAGTTAATGAATTGCTCACGGACATATCCATCGTATTCCTGGGCTGACATTCTAGCAAATCTTTCGGGGTCTGAAAACTGTGGAACGTCTAAAATTCTCA